CTTTTATTGAGGCTCAAAAAATGGTGGGTAAGAATAAGATTGTAATTCCCGATCAGCATGGGTCTGAGGAAGACTGGCAAAAAGTTTATAAGAAACTTGGTTTGCCTGAAACCCTTGAAGAGTATGAGTTGGAAATTGATCACGGCGGGAAACTTGATGAGGGTTTTCTGACTAAGTTTAAGGAAGCTGCTCATAAGAATGGGATACTCCCAAAGCAGGCAAGTGCTGTTATGGATTGGTATTTAGAGCAATACAAAGGTATTTCAGAGACTAATGCAGATGAAGCTGTCAAAGAGCGTGAAGAAGGTTTTAAGAAACTTGATATGGAATGGGGCGACTCATATAGAAAGAATATGGTAGCTGCAGAACTTGCTTTGAAAGACTTCTCTTCCGATGATGTGGCAGACTATGCCCAGCAAAAGGGATGGACGCAGGACCCAATGTTCATTAAATTACTAGCAGCCGTTGGTAATTCCACAAAAGAGGCAGAGCTTACTGGTAAATTGCCCCGTGGCGATATGGAAGCTAAGTCTCCTGAGGAAGCAAGACAAGAAATCACAGATATTCAGTCAGATTTAGGGCATCCTTACTATGATGTGAAGCACCCTAACCACAAATCAGCCGTTGCGAGTATGGAGAATCTTTATAAGTACGCGTACCCCGCTTCTCAGAAAAAATAATTTTGACATCTTGACCAATAAATGCCTCTATGCGATTATGTCGTGTAGGGGCAATTTTCTAACGGGGAATCCCTATTTTCGCTTAAGAAGTAGAGCGCAGATAAGCCCTTTTCGGGTCCTGCAAATAGCTTGAAAAAGCATTTTGTTCGGCTTGCACAATAAATCCTCTTTTCGAGGGCAATTTAAGTAGCAACACACTTTTAAATTAGTCTTTAGAAAGGAAGATAAAATAATGTCAAACACAATTGAGACTGCTTTTGTAAAGCAGTACACAGCAAACATTTTTCACTTATCACAACAAAAAGGTTCACGACTACGAGGATACGTACGTAATGAATCACAACGCGCAGAGGTTGAGTTCTTCGAGAGATTGGGCGCAACTAGTGCTTTAGAGAAACTTTCTCGTCACAGTGATACTCCTCTAGTAAATAGCCAGCATTCACGCAGAGCTGTCTACATGAGAGATTACGAGTGGGCAGACTTGATCGACAAAGAAGACATGGTCCGTACTTTGATCGACCCAAAAAACCCGTATGTCATGAGCGCATACAGCGCACTTGGACGCACAATTGATGAGGTAATCATCGAAGCCGCACTTGGAAACGCAATCGCTGGTAAAGAAGGTTCTACTCCTGTAGCACTTCCTGCAACTCAGTTTGTTGGCGCAGTAGACACAAGTGGAACTCCTGCAGTTTCTAACTTGAATGTTGAAACTTTAATCAGAATCAAATCTAAATTTGGTGTTAACGATGTTGATGATTCAATTCCATTGCACATCGCAGTTACTCAAGCTCAGATTGATTCACTATTGAATGAAAACAAAGTTACAAGCGCAGATTACGCGGCAATTAAAGCATTAGTTTACGGCGAAGTTGACACTTTTATGGGATTCAGATTCCACAGAACACAACTTCTACCTTTGGCTGGTGGCGCATACACAATTGACGTCAACACTGGGGCAGTGACTTTATCTACAGGTAACGGCGACGGAGCTCGTAGAGCGTTCGCTTGGGCTGAAGATGGATTAGTCTTTTCAGTAGGTAAAGATATGATGGGTAGAATCTCTGAAAGAGACGACAAATCCTACTCAACACAGGTTTACGCTTGCGGAACTTGGGGCGCGACTCGTCTTGAAGAAGAAAAAGTAGTCGGCGTTCTTTGCACTGAATCATAATTTTAAGGATAGGAGAATAATATAATGGCATCAGAAATAGCAGATCTTTATGATCTACAAAATGGGGTAGAAAACGGCGGCCAAAAAGCTGAAATAGGCGATATTGGCGGACGCATTCGTTTCTTAAAATTAGAGCACGCTTTTGAAGCAGACGTTCTTTCAATTGCGGACACTGTAAAACTTGCTAAACTTCCAAAGGGCGCTCGCGTTGTTGATTGGTTCTTGTACTCAGCATCACTAGGCACCACTGGGATTTTTAACTTTGGATGGGCAGCTTCTACTGACGCTACTGAAGCTGCAGACGCAGACGGTTTTGCGGCTACATTGGATGCAGGCGGACAAGCAGTTAACCACAGAGCTTTAGGCGGAGTTGTTGGACTTAACAAAAAGTTTGAAGCAGCCGTTGACGTTCAAATTGCTTTCACAGAAGCAACTAACGGCGCATCGGCAGATGCGCTTAAAGGTTACATCGCTTACGTAATTGATTAATTAGATAGGAGCCCCGGATGCCTACAGAAATAGAGATTTGTAATAGCGCAATTGCAAAAGTGCGCGGCAAGAGAATCCTCACTCTCAATGATGATTCTGTTGAGGGAAGACTATGCACAGATCTTTATAGTAGGCTCCGGGATTCTCTCCTTAGAGGACACCCCTGGAACTTCAACAAACAAAGAGCTTCTTTAGCTATTTTGGTTGATGTCCCAGTTTGGGAGTACGAAAACACTTTTCAATTGCCTAGTGATTTGGCAAGAATCCTAAAGACAGATATACCTTATGACCAAAAGTGGGCGCGTGAGGGGAATACTATCCTTGCTAATAGGGATGCTGTAAATATACTATACGGGAAAAAAATCACAGACGCTTCACTTTTTGATGATCAATTTTCAGAAGTACTAGCGTGGAAGCTAGCATCAGAGATATGTTATCCGATAACACAAAACGCTAGTCGCAGTGAAACAGTGGCAAATAGCTATAAAGAAATGTTACGCGAAGCTAGGTCAATGAACGCTCAAGAGAGGGGTTCTATTGAGCAAGTCACAGCTAATGAGTGGCTAGATGTCAGGTATTAATGGCAAAATTTAGGGATATCCTTTCTTCTTTTTTGGTAGGTGAAGTCACACCAAAAGCACACGGCCGGGCCGATATTGATGAGTTTAGACAATCGTGCGAGCGTGTTGAAAATCTAATAGTGCAATCACAGGGCGGGGTTATCAGAAGACCTGGTACCCAGCACAAAGCGGACTTTGTTGATGAGGGAATGTTAGTGGCCCCTCTTAGCGCAGGTGTTCGGTTAATACCTTTTATTGTTTCAAAGACACAAAGTTACGTGGTTATAGTCACAACTTATGCGGCGGATACGACGGCTGATCCGAATGATAACGGAATTTATATTTGGGATGTTACAAACCAAGAGCTTCTTACTATTACTTATGATTATTTAGACGACCCTAATTACGATATTGTGCAGTTTGTGGCATACACAACACAAGATATGCTCAATGAGCTTACGTATGTTCAATACGGGAATGCTATCTTTTTTGCGCAGGGTAATCGAATCCCTTGGGCGTTAGAGTTTCGCGGAAGTCCTGGATTCTATAATTTTGTAGGTGCTTACTTCATGCCTTTCTGGGCTTACTCTAGGTTGGGTATTGGTGGGGATGTTCCGAGTAGCGAATTGGTTAAGGCGTGGCCTTACGAGGATTCTAATACTACAGATGTTACCCTTACAGTGAGCAACGCTTCTGGAGGTAGCGGTAAGACTATTACTGCCTCTGAAAACTTAGTGAACATACCCGGGAATCCTATAGATAGGGGCTGTATTGGTAGTCCTATTCGCGTAACGGGTGACTCTGCAACTAAGACAGGGGTTACTTTTATTGTAAACACTAGTCTTTTTGGGCCCACGTTTACAGGGATTAATACAGTAGCTTGGGAAGACACTAACGCTACAACTACGTGGGCAATGGCTGCGTGGAATAACGATGCAGGCTGGCCGCGAATTGTAACTTTCTATCAGCAAAGAATTGTTTACTTAGGTTCTGAGAGATATCGAAATGGTGTATGGGCTTCTAGACAATTCCAGTTAGGGGATATGCGCCAAGAACATTTTGTGCAAGATTCTCCCAATACTTTGACAGACGATGACCCTTTTAATTTTGATGTTGCGGGAGTGCCTACTATTACATGGGCCTCTCCTGGAAAAAACCTTTCTTTTGGAAGCGAGGACAGAGAATATATTGTTACGCTTAGAACACAAGAGGCGACTTTTGGGGCGCTCTTACAATTTTCACTAGAGCAAGAGTCCTCAATTGGGGGTAGTAATAGAATGCCTGTGCGCGTGGATAACGCTGTTTTGTTTGCTCAATGGTCTGGGAAAAGAATAAGACAATTTTTATACAATGAAACAGAGGACTCCTACAAGTCTACTGATATAATGGATTTTTCTGAGCATATTATTACTCGCCAACTAGACAACATTGATCAATCTACTTCGGGGGCTTTTCTAGATCCTGTTATAGAACAGTTTGCTTTTCAAAACTCTGATAATCCTATCGTGTGGTTTATTGATACCAATGGGGGGCTTTGCGGGCTTACTCGGGACGCTTCTCGTGGGATTAATGCATACCATTTTCATAAGCTGGGGGGCTCTAACATTTTTG